AACAGAAGCTGATAAAGCTAGAACTGAATATGAAAAAGAACAATCTAAAATAAGATTAGAAGCTGCTAAAGCAGAAGAAGCATTAGCTATAAAAGTACAAAAATCTAAGTTAGATGCTTCTTTACAAACTTTAGAAGGTATTAAAGGTGTATTTGGAGAAGAAAGTGCAGCAGGTAAAGCAGCAGCAGTAGTACAATCAACAATAAACACTTATCAAGGTATTACGGCTGCTTTAGCATCAGCACCTCCACCTTTTAACATAGCTTTAGCAGGTATTACGGCAGCAGCAGGTTTTAAAAATGTAACAAGTATTTTAAGTACACCTGAACCACAATTTGCACAAGGTGGTATGGTTAGTGGTTTTGGTACAGGAACAAGTGATAGCGTAAGTGCTAGACTATCTAAAGGTGAAAGTGTAATTAATGCTCGTAGTACAAGAATGTTTAAACCACTTCTAAGTGCAATTAACGAAGCAGGTGGTGGTAGGTCATTTGCAAGTGGCGAAGGTGCAGGAGGAACGACTATGGGAGTTGTCAAAGCCTTTGTAGTAGCTGATGATATGACTAAGCAACAAGATAAATTAAGTAAAATAAGAAGAAAAGCAACAATATAAAAAAAAGATTATGCCTTGTAAACAATGTGATAACGGAAAATATAAATGGGGTGATGGTGATTGTAAGTACGATACCCTACAAGAATGTGAGAAAGCAAACGATACTTATGACATAGTAGAACTAATTGTAGATGAGAACAACGAAGAACTAGCAATAGATGCTATATCTTTAGTTACATCTCCTGCAATAGAAACTGACTTTGTGTATTTTAACGATGTAGAGAACAATTTAACACTTGCTAAGGTAAACGAAGAAGAAAGACTACTGGTAAGTCCTGCACTTATACCTTACAAGCAGATATACAGATACGATGCTAACAAAGACCGTAACTACTATGTGTATTTTACTGCTGATACAGTTCGTAAAGCAGCAGAAGCGTATATGAAGCACCAAAACACTAACAATGCTACTCTACAACACGAAGAAAAGGTTACAGGGGTGCATACAGTAGAAAGTTGGATAGTAGAGGATAGTAAAAACGACAAGAGTAATTTATATGGCTATGAATTACCAAAAGGTACTTGGTTTGTGTCTATGCGAGTAAACAACGATGAGGTATGGGAACGTATCAAGAGTGGAGAGTTAAAAGGTTTAAGTATAGAAGGCTACTTTGTAGATAAGATGGAAACACTAGCTAAAACTGATAAGAAAAAGAAGAAAAAGAAGAAATATGCACAAGTAGGTGAGATAGATGGCTTCCCTGTATTTGACAATGTAGAAGATGCACTTGAGGTTGCTAAAGAATTAGGTTGCGATGGCTACCACGAACACGAATTAGAGGGTAATACAGTATATATGCCTTGTTCTGACCACGATATTTTAGATGCTTTAGATACTATTATAAATGAGGAATTTGAAAGCTATACTGATTATCCTGATAGTGCTAGTAATAATGCTAAGAAAGCAATTAAGTATAAAGAAGAAAATGGTAGTAGTTGTGGAACTAAAGTAGGCTGGACAAGAGCAAGACAATTAGCAGATAAAAAGCCTATTAGTAGAGATACTATTGCTCGTATGGCATCATTTAAAAGACATCAGCAACACAAAGACGTACCATATAGCGAAGGTTGTGGTGGTATAATGTACGATGCTTGGGGTGGTACAAGTGGAATAGAGTGGGCGATAAGAAAGTTAGACCAAATAGACCGAAAATAAAACAAAACAAACTAAATTATATTTTATATTAACGACACTTAAAAAAAATTACAAAATGGATTTAAAAGAACGTATAAAAGTTGCTTTAGGTATAGATACCGAAGAACAAGAAGTAAAATTAGCTTACGAAGCTAAATTAGCTGATGGTACTATCATAGTGTCAGAAGCAGACGAATTATCAGAAGGCGTAGTACTTAACATCTTATCAGAAGATGGTGAGCAAACTCCAATGCCTGAAGGTACATACTCTTTAGAAGATGGTACAGAGTTCTCTACTGATGAAAACGGAGTAGTAACAGAAGTATCTGCCAAAGAAGAAGAAGTAGAGCAAGAAGAAGAAACAGAAGAAGTGGAAATGGAAGAAGAAGCTACTACTGAAGATACTATGCTCGAAGAAGTTGGTAACGTAGTAAGAGAATTACTAGAAAACGTTACTAGCGAACTAAATACAATCAAAGCTGAATTAGACGAACTAAGAGGAGAGAATTTAGCTAAAGATGAAAACATCGTTGACTTACAAACAGAAAACATTGAGTTATCTAAGCAAGTTGAAGATTTAGGTAGTGAACCAAGTGCAGAACCTGTAAAGGCTCATAAATTCACTTCCAACACTCCAAAAATGGAATTAAGTCGTGCAGACTATATGAAACTATCTGCACAAGAAAAATATTTGTATAACCTAAATAAATAATTAAGAAAATGGGATTTGATATTACTTCAAACTATTCGGGCGAACACGCAGGTCAGTATATTGCTGCTGCATTAAAGTCCGCTACATCTCTTGAATACTTAAACGTATTAGAGAATGTAAAATTTAAAAGAAACATTACAACAGTTGCAGGTGCTTCATTAGTAGGTAACGCTTCTTGTGATTTTAATGATGCTGGTACTCTTACTTTAACAGAAAGAATACTTAATCCAAAAGAATTACAGATTAACGTTGACCTATGTAAGAAAGACTTACTAGCTGACTGGCAGGCTGCTCAAATGAGAGCTGGCGCACACAACAGAGATATGAGTGGTGATTTTACTGCTTTTGTTATGTCTTACCTAAGTGGAACTATTGCTGATGCAGTAGAAAGTTCTATTTGGAGTGGTGATGAAGATGCTGCTGGTCAGTTCGAGGGTTTCTTGACTGCTACGAGTGGTTACTTTGCAACTGACGGTACTGTTGGTACTGATAGTGCAACTGCTGCTTATACTGCTGACAACGTAATTGCTAACTTACAGTCATTAGTTGCTGCCGTTCCTGCACAAGTTTACACTAAAGAAGATTTGTATATCTATATGAACGCTAAAACTTACCGTTTCTATATTTCTGCTATTTCTGCTTTATCTGCATTTCCTTTCAACCATATGGGGCAGTATTCTCCAGAGTTTGAAGGTGTTAAAATTGCAGTTTGTCAAGGTTTACCTGACAACAAAATGGTTGCAGCACAAAAATCTAACTTATTCTTTGGTACAGATTTAATCTCTGACCACTCTGAAATTAGAATGTTAGATATGAGCGACCTAGATGGTTCTGATAATTTAAGGGTAGTGGCTAAGTTTACAGGTGGAGTTCAGCACGGTATTGGTGCAGACATCGTTTACCAATCATAATTAAAATAAGTACAGGGGGGTTAACGCCCCCCTTAACTAATAAAACCAAAAAAATATGGCTTGTGAGTTAACATCAGGTAGAGCATTAGATTGTAAAGACATCATTGGTGGTGTAAGAGCAGTTTACTTCTGCCAATTAGAAGATGCTACTGTTGTTCATAGTGCTGGTTCTGTTTCTGACCTTGATATAACTACTGACTTGTTTAAATACAACGTAGTAAGAGGTACTGCTTCATTTACTGAAACAGTTACTGCAAGTGCAGAGAACGGTACAGTATTCTATGAGCCATCAGTAAACGTAAAACTACACAAACTAAGTGTAGCAGACCAAAACGAAATCAAACTTTTAGCACAGAACAGATTGTTAGTATTCGTTGAAACAAACGGAGTTAACGCTGCTGGTAAAAGAGTTATCCTATGTTTAGGTGTAACTAACGGTATGGAGTTAACAACTGGTACTGCTAATAGTGGTGTAGCATTTGGAGATATGAACGGTTACGATTTAACATTCGTAGGAATGGAAGATAGTCCAGCTTTAATGGTTGCAGATTATACTACTACTCCTTTCGATAATGCAGACTTTACTGTAACAGTATCGTAATAATTCAATAATATTTAAAGAAAAGGTGGGTTTTTCCCACTTTTTTTTTGACTAAACCTAAATAAAACACTATTATTTATATTTTATAATATGGTAGTTATATTTAAAGATACAACAAATAGAGTTAAATTCAATTTAGCAGGTAAAAAGAATATAGGTACTAATCCTTATATCTTTGTTAAGTTGGTTAATGATATGACTAAAGAAGCCTATTACTTATACCCAACAGAACTTGTTACACCTAGATATAGTGAATTAAGAATTGTAGAGGGTGTAGATATTAATTTAGGTGCTAAAGGCTTTTATACATACACCATATACCAAGTTGATGCTGATGACTTAACCGATGATACTGGTTTAGAAGATAACATCATAGAACGAGGTAAAGCACTTGTTAAAGACAATAGTGTAACAGAGGTATCATACACAGAATACACGCCAACAAGCAATAAGAATACAACTAATAATAACACACAATATATAAGTATATAATTATGTCAGTAAAAAACACAGCAGATTTATTAAAAGAACAATTAGGTAAAAAAGGTACGGTAGAGGTATTTACAACTGCTGCACAGACTTCTAAAGACTATTATGCAGTATATTTCGTAACAGAAAGCGTAATCAGTTCTATTGCAGCAGATAACTGCACAGGAGAAACTGCACTACAAACGACTATAGGAGCAGGTACAACTTTATTTATGAACATTACTGCAATCACACTAACAAGTGGTTTAGCAGTAGGATATAACAACTAAAATATATGTTTAGTTTAGCTAAAAAACTATCACTAACGGTAAGGGGTGTGATGGCTAGTGCCATTGATAACCTTTTTACTGCTTTAAAAGGTCGTGCTACTTATAGCGAGAATATTGCTGATAGTAAGCAAGTAGTTAAGGATATTGATAACTATGAGTTGCTAGACAAAGCATCTATACTACTTACACCTACTGCATATTCTGATGCAAGGGTACACTCTGTAAAGACTTATACAGGTGATGAACTTGTAAGTGGTGGAACATTTGAAACACAAGCAGATGTTGATTTGTGGACAGGGTATTATAACGCAGTACTGACTTTAAATAATAATAGATTATTAATTACTCCTAGTACTGCTAACTCATCAAGAGCCACTAAAGCTATAACAACTGTTGTTGGTGCAACTTACAAGCTTGTTGTAGATTATGAAAATCCTGATACAAGTACTGTTTTAATAGGGTTTAGTAATAATGCTAATGGTAGTGGTGCAACATACGTTACATCAACTGATGCTAGTG